CACCACCAAATATAGACCCCGCTGATCTACCCATTAAACCACCAAATTGTGTTCCAGGTATACCAAAAGTTAATGCAGCTATACCTGCAGCTTTACCTAAATCAGAACTTGCTATTTTTTTAACAGCGCCTGTAACACCTTTGACAGCTTTCTTTACAAAGCTACCTAGTCCGTACATTTGTCTTGGTTGTTGCATTCTTGATATTGGCATTATTCTGATGCTGCTCCTAATGGTGGCATTGCTGCTACTTTAATTTTTAATGATCTAGTTATATCTTCTTTTACTGTATCTGTCGACGGGTTTTTAATATCCTCTTCAGCTTCTTGATCAGAGTTGTACTCTTGATTCGTTCTAGTATTTCTTAATACCACCTCAGTTTCACATTTTACAACAGGTACTTTCTTACCATTTATTATTGTGTAGTTCACTGAACCCTCTTCTTTAAACGCCATATTTAACTCCTATTTATTTCCAATATACTTACAAAACCTTCTATTGCTCCTCCAACAGAAGCCTGTAATCTTAATACATCATTTTCCTCTAAAACTAAAGACCCAGATATCATATTTTCAAAAGTCTTAGCTGCAATAACTTTATGAGATACTTCATATTCTGTTGTTGCAGAGTTGTCATATACAAACACTTCTAGTTCTGGATTTGATCCAGCGTGATTATTTGCCTGAATAGTTTTAATAATAGCTCTTGAATCAGATGGAACAGTATAAATATCTGTTTTATCTGTAGTCGACAAATCAAAAAATGCGTTTTTATATATGTTTGCCATTAATTAGTTTGCTCCGTAAACCAAGTAAACCTTTCAGTCTCTTGTTTTAATTCATCTAAGAATGTAGAATTTAATTGTTCTACAACTAAAGCAACTGATCTATTAATTTGTTTTTGGTTAGAAACATCATACTCTTCTTTAGGTTCTGGTATTCTTACTACTATCTTTGCCATTATGAATAATCACTAAAAGATCCTGCATCATTTACAGAATCTCCAAAAGTTCCTCCCCCTTGATTATTATTACTATTATTATTTCCACTATCTCCACTAAAATAACTCTTATAGTTTTGATTAAAGTTTTTTAAATTTTCAATTCTTTGTTTATCAGCTCCTCTTTGAGCAGCTGTTTCTCTAGCTATTCTATCTCTACCAGCTTGAGTAAAACCAAATTTATCAGCTATGTTAGTGCCAATTAGTCCTCCAATAAAACCAAGAGGCCCAAAAGCTAAACCACCTATTTTAGCTGCTGTCGGTGTACTTTTAAAAGTATTTACAAAATCTTTCATAGAATAAATACCTGCATTATTATCAATTCTGTTTAAATTATCTATTTCATCTCTACCTTCTCCACCACCTTGTTGTTGTAAATATAAAAGTCTTAATTGTTCTGGAGTTAAATTTCCTGATGCCTGAGACTCGATTTGTTGTTCAGCTGCAACATCATCAAATGTAAAAGGTACAGATGTAATACCACCATAAATATCTGCAGTAGGTAATTGTTGATTTAAATAATTAACTACGTTTTGTGGTAATCCGTATTGTGTTGTATATGCCATTATCTTCTACCGTCCGGTTGAATATCTATTCTAAATGTACCAAATCTCCAAGACTCACTGATATCATCATTTTCTATCTTGATATTAATAAACCTGCCTCTGGCTCTTGTATCCTTTTTATCAGTAGTTGCTGTAATTGTAAAGGGGCTCAAAGTTGTTGTAGTTGTGTCTTGTTGAGGATAACGTTTTACACCCATAGTAACTTTAGCATTACCTTGTAAATCTTTAAAATCAGGTACGAAACGTCTTACCGCTAAAAATACTTCTCCAGATATAGCAGGCCCTGTTGCCTGACCCGTGGCACTTCGTTGTCTTTGTTGTAAATCAAAATCATAAGATTGTATGAAAGAAGTAACTGTTGTAGTACTACCATCAGGATTGACTTGATCGGTGCCTACTTCATGTTCAAATAATGTCGTTTGTCCTAAACCATCTTGACCTACTATAACCGGGAATGTACCATTCGCTGTACTATCAAATTTAGTTGCAACTGGATTAGGATAAATAGTTGCATCAATCCAACTTGTCCTTGCTTCTGTTCCAGTATACCAAACACCACCTTTAACTGCTTCACCATAGTTAAATATAACATATTGATCATTATAGTCTGATCCTTGTGATGGATAATACCAAACAACTTCTGTATATAAATTATTTAAACCCGCGTATATTTGTTGACCTTTGGTAGTATCTAATTGATCAAATACAAAATCTTCTACACTACATGGTAATGATTTAACTGTACCATCAAACATAAAGAAACCATTATTGGATAACCAAAATGCAACACCATCTATTTCTACTGCTGCATTTTTACCAATCAATCCACAGTTCGTACCTACTTGTTCAAAACCAAATGTAAATGGTGCACCTATAAACTTCATGGTATATAAAGCATTATCCGTCCAGACCAAAATCGTTTCTTTTGCTTTCAATGATCCAACAATTTTTGTACCATCTTGTAATCTTTGTGATCCAGCTGAGTTAATTGCAGTTGGAGTATAATCATTTATATTTTCTTGATCAGAAAATCTTATAAACATATCATCTTGAGTAGTAGTGTCTCCAATAGTAGTTTCTGTTCCTAAATGAATTAAGTGTCTAGTTGTAGGAGATACTAAAGATACTCTAGTTGCTGTTGGATTATTAGTCGTTTCAAATCCTGATGTAGTTGTTGATGCTCTTGTTGTTAATCTTGCTGCATCACCTGCATTCCATGTAAATGTTTTACCATTTGCAATGGTTGCAATAAGTACTTGTCCAAAATTACTTAAACTCCAGAGGCCTGGTTCCAGACTCACGTCAGATGCTGAAGCAGCTTCTCCCCAGTTACCGGATCCCCATGTATCAATACCCCAACCATAACCATATGATTGTTCTGCAGGACCTACTTGTTCATAAGGTTTGACATCTATACTTCCACCGGTTGCAACTGTTGCTGTGGCATTTGAACTTTGTGTAATTGTAAATTCTGTTGCAGATACAATACCGGTTACTTGAAATAATTTATCTTCAAAATCAGAATCTGCATAACCTGTTCCTCCCGGTAAAGTTACATTATCGAGTAATACAATATCACCTGATGTTAAATTATGATTTGATCCAGTTGTAATATTACAAACTGCTGAAGCATCTGTTGTTGCAATGGTTGCAGAACTTAAAGTTGTTTTTAAAGGTGTGATGTCATACAGTTGACCTTCAAAATAAATAAGTAAAAATTTATCCGTTCCAATTGCTACATATCTGTTTCCAGCTAAATCAACGAATGCAAACTCACGTCTTGCAACACCTACAATTGTATCGGTGATTAAAGAAGACCAACCCCCGACTTTTTCTGGTAGTCCATATCTAAATCTTACATTGTCAGAATCAACCCAACGAAATTCAGCACCGGACGTTGTATCCTGTTTATCTATTCCAGGTAAGAATTTAAAATCAATCAGAGCCATTGTTCAGCTCCTATATGTTATCTTTATAAACCCAGCCTCTTGTTGCATTAACATAAACTAATGTAAATGCTGCTGTATTTGTTGAAACCGTTAAATCAGAAGCAGATCCTAAAATATTAGATCCATTTCTTCCAATTGTTAAATTGTTTGATGCTAAGTTATTACCACTATCTATGAAATGGACTTCATCACCTACTGATGGTGATGCTGGTAAATTAATTGTAACTGGTGCACCAATACCACCTCCAGAAGTATCGACTAAAACTTGATCACCATTAACTGCAGTATATGTTGCACCTGGTGTAATATAACCTTTGGTTTGTAATTTACCGGTAATATTAGTTCCATCAGAATATAAAATTGTAGTTGATCCAACTGGTAAAGTAAGTCCTGTTCCTGAAACTGTTTTAATGGTTAATGTATATAAAGAAGAAGATCTATCTGTTGCATCTTCAACTATGAAAACTCTTTCAGCACTATCTGGCATAGTAACAACTCTATTTGCAGTTAGAGTTCCAGTTAATTTGTAATATAAATTTTTACCATTGGATGTTGCATAATTAGCAAGTGATAATGCTACATCAGCTGAACCAACGCTTAAAGATAAATATCCAGATGCAGCTTGCTCTAAAATTTGTAAGTTCGTATTAGTAATAGTTCCCCATGTACCTGATTTTTCACCGGTAGTAATGAGTTCTAGTTTTAAATCATTCGACGTACTTGATGCCATTTATTCTCCTATGGATTATCTGGATCTATTGGGATCCAAACCTGTGATGCCCCTGGAGGTATCGGTGTCCAGTTTATCACATTTATGGTGTTAGTTG